GAAACTATTAGAGGTAGTATATCTGAAGCTACAGCAGTCGTAGCAAAGGTCACTAAAGGCACTGCTGAGAATAGATACATTACTGTTCCAGAAGAAATTATAGGCGCAGTCAATGTATTCAATATAGGATCTAATATCACTTCTGGTGCTGGAATGTTTAATGTTGAATATCAATTCGTATTAAATAATCTACACGATATAGTTAATTATAACATGACTAACTTCTATATGTCAATGACTAATTTAAGACTTATGGAAGAACTTTTAGTTGGTGCAATACCGTTAAGATATAACAGACACATCAACAAATTATATATGGATGTAGATTGGGACTCTCTATCAGATGGTCAATTCATAGTCGTTGAAGCATATCAAATAGTAGACCCTAACGTGTATTCTAATGTTTGGAAAGATAGATGGTTACAGAACTACGCAAGTGCTAAGATCAAGTATCAATGGGGCTCTAACTTAACTAAATTTAATGGAATGACTCTACCTGGCAATGTCCAGTTTAACGGAGAACAGATATTAAGCGATGCTAGAGAAGAGATTCAAAGACTTGAAGAGGAGATGGCTAATAGTCATTCTCTACCAGCTTCTGACATGATAGGATAAAAAAGTGGCTAAAAATTATTATTTTGAAAACTTCGAAGCCTCAATGGAGCAGTCTCTCATTGAGGACTTGGTCGTAGAATCGATAAAGATTTACGGCATGGAAGTTTGGTATATACCCAGAACAATTGTAGCTAGAGACGAGCTTCTGAATGAAGACGATTTATCTGCATTCAATTCGGCTTTCTCTGTTGAGATGTACGTTAAAAATGTTGACGGCTTTGAAGGAGAAGGAGACTTCTTATCTAAGTTTGGTCTTCAGATTCGAGATTCTGTCACAATGACGATTGCTAAAAGAGCATACGATGACGAAGTTGGAAGATACAATCAAACTATAAGACCATTTGAAGGCGACTTAATCTACTTTCCATTGAATAAGAAGATATTCTCTATTCAGCATGTTGAGCACGAATCGATATTTTATCAAATGGGATCTCTACAGACATATGATCTAAAAGCAGAATTATTTGAATATAGTGGCGAATCGTTTAATACTACGTATGATTTCATCGATAATAAGTTTGATGACGTTGATCTATTCGTACCATCTACAAGTATTACATATACAACCACGTTCAGTAACAGCGCGTTTAATATTAAAGATGCCTCTGAACTGTTCGGTGCGCCTGTAGCTAATGCACCAATCACTCTTGAGATAGGAAGAACATACATATTCGATCAGTCAGATTCTTCTAATAGTGGTAATGCTATACAGATATACTCAGACCCAAGCAGTGGTTCAGCCATTGGTAGTCCAGTAGTAACAACTACAGGCACACTTGGAACTAACTCAAAAACAACATTCGTTCCAACAACTGCAGGCACATTCTACTACAGAAAATCAAGCGGATCTTATGGCACTATCACAGTTGTTGCTTCAAGACTCGACAATGTAGAAAGTTATGATGCAATAGCTGATAATACAACAATTGAAACTTTCGGGGATAACATAGTTGACTTCAGTCAAAATAACCCATTCGGTGAGGATAACTTCTAATGTATGGAAATCATTTTTACAACGAGTCTACTCGCAGATATGTTGCCGTATTCGGAACACTCTTCAATGACATAATCATTGAGAGAAAGAATAACGCTAACACTTCTGTCAGTAAGATAAAGGTGCCAGTTAATTATGCGCCAATGCAAAAGATACTAGCTAAACTAGATCAAGATCCAAAGTTAAATGCTCCTGCAATGACTTTACCTAGAATGTCGTTTGAAATTACAGGAATGACGTATAGTGCTGAACGAAAGTTAACCAGTCTAACCAAGCAAGCTAAAGCTATAAGTACTGATGATAAGAGTGCAACAGCACTGTTTACTCCAGCACCATATGATATTGAGTTTCAGTTAAATATAATGACTAAGTATAATGAAGATGCTAGTAAGATATTAGAGCAAATAGTGCCATTCTTTAAGCCTGATATTACTGTTGGCGTAAAGATGATTGACACATTAGCAAACTTTGTGGATATACCAGTAATATTAAACAGCGTAGCAATGGAAGATTCATATGAATCGGACTTTGAGACAAGAAGGGCTTTGATATATACATTAAGCTTCACAATGAAAGCGTACTTTTTTGGTCCTACTTCAACTAAGAAGCTTATCAAGTTTATCGATGTTGATCTATATCCGAGTTTTGCTGAAGCCGATGGTGGTGAGCAAATTCATATAACACCTGGTGTTGAAGTGCTTGCTGGTTCATTCGTGAGCACTACAGTATACAAGATACTCGACTTAGGCAATGCAACTGGTATAGGCACTTCAGCTTATACAGCATCTCAAGCTGTTTGGAATACAACAGCGGGCACTTCGGGTGTCACTTACAAAGTAGGAAGCACGTTTACGGCAGCTAATAATGGATCAGCACTCACTGGTGCGAGAGTCGCTGAAACAGACATTGATCTTACCGACGGCTTTACTGCAACAAACCAAGATGATGATTGGAAACACATAATAGAAATATTGGATAACGATTAATGAATGATGAAATAGGCAAAAGTCTTGGACTTGAGCCTCTTGATGATGTAGTTGAAGGGAAAATCATTGAAAGGCAAGAAGCTCCAGTTGACCATAAAATAGACAGAGATTACGAGTATGCGAGATCAAACTTCTATAACGTAATCGAGTCAGGAACAGAAGCACTAGAGCAGATGCTAAATGTCGCTAAGGCATCCGAGCATCCTAGAGCGTATGAGGTCGTTTCGACTATCATGAATACGCTTGTCAATGCTAACAAAGACCTCGTTAAAATGACGATAGATAAAGAGAAAGATAAGCCTAAAGAAGCTGATACTGGTGATATGGGTGTAACAAACAACAATCTATTTGTAGGATCTACTGCTGAACTACAGAAATTAGTAAAAGAAATGAAGAATAGTGATGAATAGTTCTATGCAGGCTAAGGGCTATAACGGAAACGTTAACCTAAAGAGAAAGGGCACACCTATAGAGTTTGATCAAGATATGATCAGCGAATACATAAAGTGTGCTAATAATCCTATATATTTTTCAGAGAAGTATATTCAAATTGTGCATGTAGATCATGGGCTAATACCCATCAAAATGTATGATTATCAGAAAGATATATGTAAAGCGATAACGGACAATAGAAGAGTCGCAGTAAATACCTCTCGTCAAGCTGGTAAAACAACTACTGCAGCCGCAGTAATCTTACATTATGTTCTCTTTAACGACTATAAAACAGTCGCACTTCTCGCAAATAAGGGCGATTCAGCTCGTGAGATTCTTGATCGAATTAAGATTGCATATGAAGCTTTACCCGGATGGCTACAACAGGGTGTAATTGAGTGGAACAAAGGCTCTGTTGAGTTTGAAAATGGTTGTAAGATTATAGCTGGCTCAACGTCTTCTAGTGCTATTCGTGGTAAATCTATATCATTCCTATACATAGATGAAACAGCTTTTGTTGAGAACTGGGACGAGTTCTTTGCTTCAGTATTCCCAACAATATCATCTGGTAATACAACAAAGATACTATTCACTTCTACGCCAAATGGACTGAATCACTTCTATAAGACATGTGAAGGCGCAAAAGAGAATAAAAACGGCTACAAATATATCGAAGTTCCTTGGCATAAAGTGCCAGGCAGAGATGCAGCATGGAAGAAAGAAACATTAGAAGGCATGGATCATGATCTTCAGAAGTTCTCACAAGAGTTTGAGTGTAACTTTCTCGGATCTTCTGGCACACTGATTGAAGGCTCTAAGATTAAGAATCTAGTGATAAAAGATCCTCTTGGTCAGACAGAGCACATTAAAGTATATGCTCAACCAACTAAAGATCATACGTATGTTTGTATAGTGGATGTGTCGAGAGGTAAAGGATTAGACTACTCAGCATTTCAAATTATTGATGTCACAGAAATGCCATACAAGCAAGTATGTGTGTATAGAAATAATCAAATAACACCAATAGATTACGCCGAAACTATACATAGATCAATAATGAGATACAATGAGGCATATACACTAGTTGAAATAAACGATATTGGAGAACAAGTTGCTGAGGTTCTACACTATGAATTTGAAGTAGAAACCCTTATGTTCACTGAACATGCTGGTAGATCAGGAAAAAGAATCACAACTGGATTCTCAAAGAATATAGATAAAGGAATAAGAACAACTAAAACAGTTAAATCTCTAGGTTGCACTATGCTAAAGATGTTGATTGAGCAAGATCAGCTAATAGTAAACGATTACCAAACAATCAATGAATTGTCTACATTCTCTAGAAAAGCGAATTCATACGAAGCAGAGTCTGGATGTCATGATGATTTAGTTATGGGCTTAGTGCTGTTCGCTTGGATCACTGATCAGATGTTCTTTAAAGAGATTACAGATATAAACACAGTAGATAAATTAAGACAAAGAAACGAAGAAGAACTTATGGAGTCTCTTTTACCTATAGGATTCAACAATCATGAAAGTGATCGAGTTGTTCCTGTATATGCGGCTTCAGACAACGATGATAGTTGGCTTAATTAGCTAAGTTCTATTTATTATAAATATAAGAATTAGAAGTGTATAACATACAAAGTAAACAAGGAGAAACGACAAATGGCGATTCAGCTAAGTCCAGGTATTAACGTTAGCGAAGTCGATGCGACTACTGCTACTCCGGCTGTGGGAACAACCGAAGGTGCAATCGCAGGCGTATTTCGATGGGGACCTATAAACGAAAGAGTTTTGATAACCTCAGAAACACAATTAGTAGCGCGTTTTAGTAAGCCAGTAACAAAATATGTAGATTCAAACCGAATTCCTGTTGAACCTAGTGCTGGCGGTGCCACTACATGGTCAAACAGTGAAACATTCTACACAGCGTCAAATTTTTTGCAGTACAGTGATGCACTTTTCGTAACTCGCGTAGTAGATGCTACTACAGCGAAGACATCGGCAATTGGTGGAGAGAGCGTTACCAGTAGTTTTACTGCTAAGTATCCAGGCTATCTAGGTAATTCACTAGAAGTATCGCATTGTAAACACAATAGTTATGCTGCAGCCGCTGTAGGTAGTAGTACAGTTAGTCTTACACCAAGCTCAACTGTAGCATCTTTTGCTGGCTTTGCAAATGCTACAGAAGCTGCCACAATCAAGAAGGGCGACAGAATTGTAGTCGGCGGATCTGAGTTAGTTCTCGCCGCAGTTAGTGAAGTAACTGGCGGAACTGCTTCAGGAAGTGCTTTCGACTTCGAGTCAGACTCAGCACCAAGCGATGCAAATGACGCAGGTGTTTACGCACACGATGCCTCATCTGCGACTACTATTCAAAAGTCTAGTATCATTCAGGTAGTGAATACTGATACAGGGTTTAATCCTTCTTTAGGAGATCCAGTATTGTATGAAGCAAAAGCTGAAAACAATGATGTTCATGGAGTTCTTGGTGGATTAGTAGATGGTAAAACATACTTTGCTATTCCAGTAATCGCTACTGTAGGTGCTACTTTAGGTCAACTAACTGCTAGTGCAACTAACGCATATAAGTTAGCTTTAACTAGACAAGATGCTTTAAATTATAATCACTCGACTAATATTACAAATGTCCAGATCACTGCTGTAAGTAGTGTGCCAGTTGGAACTAGTGCAGCTCTCAATAGATTATCAATGTTCAGTACCTGTACAGTTGAAGGCACTTTAGCGAGTAGATTTACTGGTGTTGCTGCATTAACTAATTCTGCATATACTAAGCAATGGGGCGATGCAGATCTATTCAGTGGTAATCCAACTGCAAACGGAGTACATATTGTAGTTCGTGACCTTGATGGTGATATATCAGGCACAGCGGGTACAATATTAGAGACTTACGATAATGTCTCTACTTCAGCAACTGCCAAATCTTTTGACGGTACATCTAACTTTATAGTAGACGTTTTATTCAATTCATCAAACTATATTAAAATACTTGCAGCCTCTACTACATTGAATAATGTAGCTAGTTCTTCTGGCACCAGTCTAACTGGCGGAAATGATGGATTAGATGAAGCTAATATAGGACTTGGTGCATTAGCAGCCGGTTATGATCTCTATAAAGATCCAGCTGATGTTGACGTATCATTGATACTTCAAGGTCGTCCAGTAGGATCGAGTGGTACTGAGTTAGCTAACTATATCATCGATAATGTATTAGAAGTTCGTAGAGATGCTGTAGGATTTTTCTCTCCTAGATTAACTGACGATACTGCCGCTGAGATAGTTACATGGGCTAACGGCTTGAACGCAAGCTCTTACGCTATAACTGACAGCGGATATAAGTATCAGTACGACAAATACTCGGATGTTTATCGCTATGTTCCATTAAATGGCGACATCGCTGGACTTTGTGCTAGAACTGATGACTTAAGAGACCCATGGTTCTCACCAGCAGGCTATAGCAGAGGTAATGTTAAAAACGTAGTCAAGCTGAAGTTTAATCCAAATAAAGCTCAGAGAGATTTACTATATAAGAATAACGTTAACCCAGTAATCACACAGCCAGGTCAAGGCACTGTATTGTTTGGTGATAAGACGAAAGCTGGAATTACTAGCGCATTCGATAGAATTAATGTACGAAGATTATTCTTAGTTCTTGAGAAGACAGTTTCTCAAGCCGCTAAGTCAACATTATTCGAATTCAATGACGAGTTCACTAGAGCGCAATTTGTAAACTTAGTTGAGCCGTTCTTGAGAGACGTACAGGGTAGACGCGGTATATATGACTTTAAAGTCGTATGTGACGCAACTAATAATACGCCAGAAGTGATAGACACGAATCAATTTGTTGGTGATATTTATGTCAAGCCAGCACGTTCAATCAACTTTATCCAGTTGAACTTTGTAGCAGTTAGATCTGGCGTAGAGTTCTCTGAGATCGTTGGTCAGGCTTAATGAATACAATAACAAACAAGGAGATATAAACAATGGCTTTCAACATCAATGAAATTAAAAGCCAACTGACCTTCGGGGGTGCTAAAGCATCGTTATTCCAAGTATCGATTACTAATCCGATTAATGGAGTTGCTGATCTTAAAACACCTTTCATGGTACAGGCAGCACAGATTCCAGAGAGCAGTATCGGTACAATTGAAGTACCTTACTTTGGACGTAAAGTGAAGATTGCTGGTGACAGAACATTCGCTGAGTGGACTGTGACTATCATGAATGATGAAGACTTCTTAGTTCGCAACGCAATGGAACAATGGATGGCTTCAATCAACTCTCATGAAGGCAATATCACACAGCTGGGCAGTTCAAGTGCATCTGAGTATAAAGCTCAAGCACAGATCACACAGTTTTCAAAGACTGGCGCAGCCTTAAGAACATACAACTTTAACGGCTTATTCCCAACGAATGTTGCTGCTATAGGTATGGATTGGGGCACAACGGATGACATCGAGAAGTTCGATGTTACATTCCAATATGACTGGTGGAACGTCTCTGGTGGTATCACTGGTGACGCAGCTACTGGCGTATAATTGATAACGATAATTGAAGGGGAGTTTATCTCCCTTTTCATTAAAGGATAAAATATGGCTGAGTTATTTGGGTTTGAGATAAAGAGAAGAAAGGACAACAAAGAAGGTAATATACCATCATTTGTCCCTCCTTCACAGGATGATGGCGCAATGAATATTGCTGCCACGGGAACTGCCGCGAGCAGTTTTCTGGACATGGACGGCACTGCAAGATCAGAAGCAGAGCTTGTTCAAAAGTATAGATCTATGCTACAGCAACCAGAAGTCTCACAGGCTGTAGATGATATAGTGAATGAGGCGATTAGTATAGCATCCGATGACAAAGTAGTCGAGTGTATTACTGATGATATTGATTTAGCGGATAATATTAAGAAAAGAATACGAGAAGAATTTGATAACGTTATAAAGTTATTAGACTTCTCTAGTACAGGATATGATACTTTTCAGAAGTGGTATGTTGACGGAAGAATTAACTATCACGTAATGATAGATGTCACTTCTCCTAAGAAGGGTATTCAAGAGCTTAGATATATTGATCCTAGAAAGATACGAAAAGTAAAAGAATTCGAAGAAAACAAAGATAAGAGATCGAATCCTGTAGCTAAAGTAATCAAGAACGAATACTTCATCTACAATGAAAAGGGATTCTCAGCACTAACTAGTAGCTACGGCAAGTCCGGTGTTTCTGACAGTGCGCTGAACGGATTAAAGATAGCTAAAGATTCGATTGTTAACTGTACATCTGGTCTTTTGAATGAGAATAACTCATTAATAATCTCACACTTACATAAGGCATATAAGCCTTTAAATCAGTTGAGAATGATGGAAGATGCTGTAGTAATATACAGAATATCTAGGGCACCAGAAAGAAGAATATTCTACATTGATGTAGGTAACTTGCCCAAGATAAAGGCTGAACAGTATCTAAGAGATATGATGACTAAGCATAAAAATCGCTTAGTTTATGACGCATCATCTGGTGATGTAAAAGATGGTCGTAGACATATGTCAATGACTGATGATTTTTGGTTACCTAGAAGAGAGGGTGGCAAAGGAACAGAGATCACTACTTTGCCGGGTGGTCAGAATCTAGGCGAACTAGATGACGTTTTGTATTTTCAGAAAAGACTATTTAAGTCACTGAATGTACCTATGTCAAGAATGGAATCAGATACAGGATTCACGCTAGGTAGAGCTACAGAAATATCTAGAGATGAAATTAAGTTTAGTAAGTTTATCGCTAGACTTAGAAGTAAATTCTCTAATCTTTTTGATAAATTGTTAGAAAAACAGTTAGTTCTAAAGGGAATTATTACTCCGGAAGAGTGGCCAGAAATACAAGCCTCTATTCGCTATGATTATATGAGTGATAACTACTTTGAGGAATTGAAAGAAAGTGAAGTATTAAGAGAGCGTTTAGGACTCTTAAGAGACATTGACGACTACGTTGGTAAATACTATTCTGCTGATTGGGTACGTAAAAATGTGCTTATGATGAACGAAGATGAAATCGAGGATATGCGAGATCAGATCGAACAAGATGATGCTGATGCAGAAGATGCAGAAGATGCAGAAGATGTAGAAGGCTCTGATGCAGGTGACGAAGAGAATGCAGAAGGCCCTATTGATGAGCCCGAGATTTAGTAGTAGTTATATAATATAAATAAAGACAAAGGAGATAGTAATGAGTGTAGAAAATTTAATTAAAAGCGCAATTGAGAAGAATGCTGGCGAATTTGAGTCAACATTTAGTAATGTTATGGCAGCAAAAATGTCTGCGGCTATCGAAACAAAATACGAAGATATGTTTGATAATTCAGTAGTCTCAGACGAGCTAGAGATGCCTGAAGAAGTCGAACATGAATCTGATCTCGTAGAAGAATCAGACTTAGAATCGGAATAATAAAGGAATCAAAATGAAATCTTTTAAGCAATTTACAGTAGAATCTCTTCATAAAGAAGTTCAGGATTTAGGCGATAGTTCATCGCAGGTGAAACAACAGAACTTTATCGATAAGCATATCGTTCAAGTCATACCACTTCCTTCACCAGAATACAGCATACCTGAGCCTATTGACTTCAAGAAAGAGATGAAAAAAGAAGCTCAACGATTAGCTGATATGGACACCGAAGACAATAGAGCTGTCTACGAAGAGTCTGAATCTGAAATGACTGATGCACAAAAAGCAAAAAGAGAAGAAATCATTTTGGGTCTTAAGAAAAGAATGGGCGAGTTTAAAGAGAAGTATGGAGATAGAGCCAAAGATGTTATGTATGCTACTGCTACTAAAATGGCAATGGCAGAAGAACAGCTTGAAGAGTCTTACTTAGAAGAAGGCGTTATTGCTGATTTACAAAAGATTGTTAAAACTAAGAGCATGGGCGAAGTCAAGTTCGGTAACGGTAAGAAGCAGAAAGTCGATCTATTCTCAGCATCTGCGGTACTTAATGCGTACAGTGCGTTAAATTCAGCTAACAAGAAAAAGGTTGAAGGTATGTTATCTGATCAAAAGCAGTTTGGACAGTTCGTATCTTTTGCGATGCAAGCAAGTAAATAGGACTAAATATATGAGCATACTAATAAAAGAAATCGTTGAAGACGTTCAATATATTAAAGAAGATCTTCTAAACGAACAAGGCGAAAAAACAGGCAAAAAGAACTATTTCGTTGAAGGTATCATCATGCAAGGTGATATTAAGAATCGAAATGGTAGAATATATCCTAAACAAGTTCTCGCAAAAGAGATGAAAAGATATAACGAAACATACGTTGAGAAGAATAGAGCGTATGGCGAATTAGGTCATCCAGCTGGACCAACAGTAAACTTAGATAGAGTATCGCATATGTTTACTGAATTGAAGCAAGACGGATCAAACATCGTTGGTCGTGCTAAGATTATGGACACCCCTATGGGTAAAATAGTCAAAAGTATCATGGACGAGGGCGGTACTTTAGGCATCTCTTCTCGTGGTATGGGCTCTATTAAAGAGAACAGTAAAGGTATTCTAGAAGTCCAAAGCGACTTCATGCTTGCTACTGCTGGCGATATTGTCGCTGATCCTTCTGCACCGGAAGCTTTTGTTAAAGGTGTTATGGAAGGAGTAGATTGGATATATGACGTAGCGTCTTCATCTTGGGAAGTCGCTAATGCATTTGATCAGATAGAAGAAGAGATTAAGCAAGTAGCTAGAGTTTCTACTAAAGAACTTGAAGCTAGATCGGCAGCTCTTTTTGAGAAGTTTATAGCTTCTTTGTCAAAATCATAATTTTTATAAATAGTATTAATAGTAACTGAACAATTGTTAATTATTCAAAAGGAGAAATCAAATGAGTAAAGAATTAAAACAAGAGTTGGAGCTTGATGAAAATCAAGAACTCGATCTCGAAGAAGCCAAAGGCACTGGTGAAGATTCAGAGTCTGCTGATCCAGTAGTACCTGCTGGCGGTAAACAGAAAAAACGTAAAGGCGATAAAGCTGGTGGCGAAAAAGCTGATGACGTTGAAGATGATGTTAAAACTCCACAGGGTACCAACACTGCTGGTTTAAGTGAAGCTGTTGATCGTTTATTCGAAGGAACTGAGTTTTCTGAAGAATTTAAAACACAAACAGTCGCTGTATTCGAAGCCGCAGTACACGAAAAAGTACTTGCTGAGAAAACATCATTAGAAGAAAAATTTGAAAGTGATCTCCAAGAGCAAGTAGAAGCTACTGTTGAATCTCTAGTAGAAAAAGTTGATCAATATCTTGACTACGTATTAGAGAACTGGATGGAAGAAAACACTGTCGCACTTGAAAGCAATATCAAAGTTGAAGTTGCCGAGTCTCTATTAGAAAGCATTAAAGGTCTCGTTTCTGAGCATAACCTTGAAATCGATCAAGAGCAAATCGACCACGCCGCTGAACTTGAAATTAAGCTTGAAGAAGCTACTATCAAGTACAATGAAGTTGTTGAGCAATTGATCGAATCAAAAGAAGCAAAGCAATACGCTGATCTTGAAGTTGCATTCAACGCTATTTCTGAGGAATTAACAGACACTCAAGCAGAAAAATTGCGAGTTCTTTCAGAAGGTATTTCTTTCGAAACTGTTGAAGATTACACCAAAAAGGTAGAAGCTATTAAGTCTAACTACTTTACTGAATCTGCTCCAGTTGCTGTTGAAGAAGAAGCTGATCTTCTACAAGAAGAGAACACTGAAGACGCGAAGCCTATGATTACTGATGAAGTCTCGGCATACGCACATTCTATTTCGCGCTCGTTCGCTAAATAATTTTTTGTATAAATATTACTAAGTTAAATCTCAAATAAAGGAGAACCATAATGAGAAATGAAGAATTACTTGCTAAGTGGAAACCGATTTTAGAGCATTCCGCTCTTCCGGGTATCCAAGATTCACACAGAGCGGCTGTTACAGCCACTATTTTAGAAAACACACAAGAAGCAATCGCTGAAGGTTCAAGCATGGGTTTCTCAAGCTTGCTTTCTGAAGCTGCTCCTGCTAACAGCGCTGGCGCTATGGGCGACACTAATGGTGTTGCTAAGTACGATCCCGTATTAATCTCTTTAGTACGCCGTGCAATGCCTAACTTAGTTGCATATGATATTGTTGGTGTTCAACCAATGACTGGACCTACTGGTCTTATCTTTGCAATGCGTTCTAAGTACAGCACACAGGGCGGTACTGAAGCTTTATTCAATGAAGCTGATACTGACTTCTCTGGTACTGGTACACATGGCGGTACTGCAACTGGTGATAGCACTAACTTAACTGGTGGTGATGTAGATGGTACTTTCACAACTGGTACTGGCCTTGCTACTGCTGACGCAGAAGCACTTGGTGGTGCGGAAAAAGTTGATACTTCTGACAGTGGTGCTGCTGCTGATCCAGTTTTAGAAACTAATCCAATCGCTGAAATGGCTTTTGAAATTGAGAAAGTTGCGGTTACTGCTAAGTCTCGTGCATTAAAAGCTGAATACTCTTCAGAATTAGCACAAGATCTTAAAGCAATCCACGGTCTTGACGCTGAGACTGAGTTAGCAAATATGCTTTCTGCTGAAATCTTATCTGAAATTAACCGTGAAGTTGTTCGTACTGTGTACGCAACTGCTGTTAAAGGTGCTGCTTCTGGTACTGCTAACGCTGGTATTTTCGATCTAGATGTTGATGCAAATGGTCGATGGTCTGTTGAGAAATTCAAAGGTTTGATGTTTCAAATCGAGAAAGAAGCTAATGCTATCGGTAAAGCAACTCGTCGCGGTAAAGGTAACATCATCGTATGTTCATCTGACGTAGCGTCTGCTCTTCAAATGGCTGGTGTTCTTGATTACACACCTGCACTTGCATCTAATAACTTGCAAGTAGATGATACAGGCAATACTTTCGCCGGTGTACTTAACGGTCGCTTCAAAGTATATGTTGATCCTTTTGCTTCTGGTAACTACTTAGTAGTTGGCTACAAAGGTACTTCAACTTTTGATGCTGGTATCTTCTATTGCCCATACGTTCCATTACAAATGGTTCGTGCAGTTGGCGAGAACAGCTTCCAATCTAAGATTGGTTTCAAGACTCGTTACGGCTTAGTTGCTAACCCAATGGCGAAAGATGATGGCGCAATTGCTATCAACACTAACATCTACTACCGTAGAGTACATGTTACTAACTTGCTATAATAGTTAATAACAATAAGATTCGGCTCAAGTCGAACATTCTAAGGGGATCGCAAGATCCCCTTTTTTTGTGCATATAAATAAGTGTATACAGATACAGAGGATTAATAGATGGCACTAACAACTAACATAAACTTTTTGTCTCCAGTTGAGTTTCAGTTCGCACTCAAAAGGTTACCTAATGTTCAGTTTTTTGTGCAGACTGCTAATGTGCCTGGTATCACATCTGGGTCTACAACAAGAGCAACACCATTTAAAAATCTTGATGAGCCTGGCGATAAGTTATCATACGATGACTTCACAGTGAATATAATATGTGACGAAGGAATGGAAACATATAGAGAAATATCAGACTGGCTAGTCGCATTGACTTATCCCAAAAGCTTTGATCAATATGCTAGTCTAAACCCAGAAACTTTTGGTTCTGGTGGATCAGCAATCAATATTGATGGTGATGGGATCAAATCAGACGGCACATTACTCATACTAAATAGTAATAAGAACCCAAGTGTTAAAGTTAAATTCTCAGGACTATTTCCAATAGCTGTTGGTTCTATAGAGTTAAATACTGCAGGAGATGTGACACCACCAACTTTCAGTGTAACGTTTAAATATGAGTCATACACAATATCAGTTTAGTGTTTGACAATTGAGCATTTTTATATTATAATATATAAATTTGTTAAAATATTATGGAGAGAAGTGAATGAAACTAGAAGATATTATTGAGTCTTGGGAAAAAGATGGTCCCGTTGATGCTGTAAACATCACAAACGAATCTGCTAACACACCAAAACTTCACAACAAGTACTTCAAGATATACATGGGCGAAGGTTATATTCTTCGCAAGATGAAGGCTGACTACAAGAAGTTATATAAACTAAAGACCGAATACTACAAAGGCGAACTCGATGTCACTGAGTTAGCACAGTTCGGTTGGCAACCCCAACCCCTTAAAATTCTCAAGCAAGACATTCCCTCATATCTAGAAGCTGATGATGATATTATTGAGTCGTCTCTGAAGATTGGCGCTCAAGAGCAGAAAGTTGCGTATCTTGAATCTATTTTAAAGATGATCGGCAATCGTGGATTCCAGATTAAATCAATAATTGACTGGGAACGGTTTAGAACAGGAGCATAATTAATGAGCGATGAAGTGTGTATAGAAAAAGTCAACGAAGTCTACGTTACTGTCAAGTGTGAGCCTGGCATTAAGATGGAGTTGTCTGATCACTTCACGTTTAAGGTACCTGGAGCTGAGTTTCACCCCTCATTTCGAAATAAAATTTGGGATGGTAAGATACGCTTGATGAATGCTATGACTGGAAGAATCTACTCTGGATTAGTTCCATATATACTGAAGTTTTGTAACACCAGAGACTATCCAGTAGTATTAGATGAGGGCATTGTTCCAAATAATGATGTCGATGATAATGCTGGATACGATCTAGCTAAAGAGTTTAATTCTGTATTTGAGCCTAGAGATTATCAGAACAGAGCAGTCGTACACGCTTTACGTACAGAAAGAGCATTACTTCTATCTCCCACAGCATCTGGTAAGTCATTTATTATATATCTTTTAACGCGGTATCATGTAGAATCGTCTAGCAGAAAAACACTTATAATAGTACCCACAACATCCCTAGTCGAGCAAATGGCATCTGATTTCATAGAATATAATAATGAGCAAGAATTAAGCATACATAAAATTAGAGGCGGAATAGACAAAGATGTAGACGCTGATATAACGATAACTACCTGGCAATCAGTATATAAGTTGAGAAAGGATTGGTTTGAAAAGTTTGATGTTGTTGTTGGAGATGAAGCGCATCTATTTAAAGCTAAATCACTGACATCTGTACTAGAGAAGATGACCGAGTGTAAGTATAGATACGGATTCACAGGCACACTAGATGGATCTAAAACAAACAAACTTGTACTAGAGGGATTATTTGGTACAGTTTATCAAGTAACTAAGACTAAAGATCTTATAGCCGAGAACACACTAGCAGAATTTGACATCAAGGCTATAGTGCTTAAATATTCCGATGAAATACGCAAACTAAATAAGAATATGAGCTATCAAGATGAGATAGATTGGATAGTTAGAAGCGAAGCAAGAAACAAGTATATACGAAATCTCGCACATGGACTAAAAGGCAACACACTTATATTATTTCAATTTGTTGAGAAGCATGGTAAAGTATTAGAGCCAATGCTACAAAAGGAGGGGAAAGTTGTTCATTTTATACATGGTGCAATCAGTGCAGAAGAGCGTGAAAATGTTCGTAAGCTTGCTGAGTCTAGTGATAATAACATCATTCTGGCTAGTTATGGGACTTTTAGCACTGGTGTTAATATTAAGCGTCTGGATAATATCATCTTTGCATCTCCATCTAAGTCGAAGATTCGAAATCTTCAATCGATAGGTAGAGTACTTCGTAAGGGTAATGGATCAGATAAAGCGACACTGTATGATATTGTAGATGATCTGCAATGGAAGAACAAGAAGAATTTTGCAGTCAAACATTTCATGGAGAGAGTTGATATATATAATGATGAAGAGTTTGAATTCAGTATATACAATGTTGATATAAAAGGATAGACTATGAATCTTATGCATATAAAGCTAAAGAATGGTGATGATCTACTAGGTTTAAACGTAGAACATGATGTAGATGGTCAGTATCACATTGAAAGTCCAATCAAGATAAAGTTTCATCCAGAGTGTGGAATAATAGCTCAGAGATGGTTACTACTATCAGAAAAAGAGTTTGTCGTATTTGAAGAAAAAGATATTATGGTAATAAGTCCTACGAATCAGAGAGGCAAAGACTACTATAAAGCGTTTTTCTCAGAACATAAAGAATCTGAAGATTATGTAGAATATACTATAGATGATCGAAGTGATGAAGAGAAAGTAAGTGATGAGTTAAGGATGTCTTACTTAGAATCTAAGTCTGCAACAAAACATTAGTATTATTCTTAGCGTTAAGAGCATTCTACTACAAATCGTGTTCCATGTCAAGTCTTTTTTAAATTATCTTTACTATCGTTAAAAGTATTATTTTTACTTGACATATGCCCCTATTTGTATTATACTATATCTAAATTGAGTGAGGAATAAAATAATGGCTAAAAAGAACTACGTAAACAATCCAGAGTTTCTAGCAGCTATCATAGCATATAAAAAGATATGTGTGGAAGCAGAAGACTGCGGAGACAGTAAACCCCAAATACCAGACTATATCGGCGAGTGTATATACCAAATCTCTAATAGACTCGCATCTAAACCCAACTTCTCGGGTTACTCATATAAAGATGAAATGATTAGTGATGGCTTAGAGAATGCTATTCAGGCAATAGGTAACTTCAATCCAGAAAAGTCTAGTAATCCATTTGCTTACTTCACTCAAATCATATGGTACGCATTCCTGAGACGTATTGATAAAGAGAAAAAGCAGTTGTATATAAAGCATAAGGTTACTGAAAACTCCGTTATGTCTGGCACAGCAGTTGAAGGTACAGATGATGAAGGTAGTCCTACTTATATCGACTTAGATAATGAGTATATGACAAACTTTGTTCGTCAATATGAAAAGAAGATGGAAGATAAGAGACAGCAACAGCAAAAAAGAGTGAAGAAGGGTCTAGAGAAGTTTATTGATGATGAAGATCCTAAAGATCAACTAGATCCGATACAGGAGTAATTCATGACCAAGATTGCCGTGATAAATGATACGCATTGGGGTGCAAGATCCGATAATGCAGCTTTCGCTGAATATTTTATTAAGTTCTACAAAGAGATATTCTTTCCTAAGCTAAGAGAAGAGGGCATCAAGACCATCTTTCATCTGGGTGATGTGTGCGATAGACGCAAGTATATTAACTTCGTAACAGCCAAGAATCTTGAAGAAAACTTCATGAAGATATGCGCTGAAGAAGGTATAGACATTCATCTTATTGCTGGTAACCACGACACGTTCTATAAGAATACTAACGAGGTGAACTGTCTACGTCAGCTTTACGGTAACTCGAAGTACGGTAATATTCATATCTATTGGGAAAAGCCTGTTGAGATAGTGATTGATGACTGTAAAGTTATGCTTGCACCTTGGCTATGTGCTGATAACTGGAAAGAATCATTCGATCTATTCAAGTCTACAGATGCTCAAACTTTGTTCGGTCACTTTGAGTTTCAGGGTTTCGAGATGATGAAAGGACAACTCTGTACACATGGCTTAGATAGAAAGGTGTTCAATAAGTTTGAAGCAGTCTATTCTGGTCATTTTCATCATCCATCAACAGTCGATAATATCACGTATCTCGGTGCACCTTATGAGATGAACTGGTCAGATTACGATCAGAAGCGTGGCTTTAGTATATTCGACACATCTGATAGAAGTGTGACACACGTTGAGAATCCTATAAGGATGTTTCATAAGATTCAGTATGATGACACTGATATGACTATCGAGGATATTGCACATTTAGATACCTCTAACTTGACAAACACTCATATAAAAGTTATAATAACTAACAAATCTAATCCATATATCTTTGACCTGTTTCTTGATAAGATACAAGCGGCAGAGCCTTGCGACATCAAAGTCGTTGAAGATCATATGAACTTAGATGTAATCGATGAGAATGAGTTGGTAGATGAGGCTCAGGACACGTTGACTATTTTGACGAAGTATGTTAATAACCTAGAGATCACCGCAGACACTAATAAGGTGCAAACGGTATTGGATGAACTATATCAAGAGGCTATCAGTTTATAATGGCAAATATATCATTTGAGTCTGTGAGATACAAGAATATTCTTTCTACTGGCAATACTTGGACAGAAGTTCAGTTGAATCGTAGTAAGTCTACCCTCATCATTGGAGACAATGGTGCTGGTAAGTCTACTATGCTTGACGCTTTGACTTTTGCTTTGTATGGTAAGCCGTTTCGTAAGATCAAGAAGAATCAGTTAATAAACTCGATTAACGGAAAGGCACTTGAAGTCGAAGCTAAGTTTACTATCAGTGGAGCTAAGTTCATTATCAAGCGTGGCATAAAGCCGAATTACTTTGAGATATGGAAAAATGGCGACATGCTTAATCAAGATGCCGCAGCCAGAGATTACCAAGCGTACTTAGAAGAGACTATTCTAAAGCTAAACTATAAGTCCTTTGGTCAAGTAGTTGTTCTGGGTAGCTCTACGTTCATACCCTTTATGCAGTTAAGGGCTGGCGAGAGACGAGAAGTTATTGAAGACTTGCTCGATATTCAGATATTTACAGTAATGAACACTTTGCTTAAAGATCGATTGAGTGAGAACAAGAATGATATAGGCGATATTAAGCATAAAATAGAGTTGCTAAATAGTAAAATAACTACATCCAAATCGCATAATGAGTCTATTAGAAAGATGCGAGAGGTTGAAGTAGACAAGCTTAAGGATAAGTTGAGAGAGCAGATTTCATTCATCGAGTCCGAGCAAGAGTGTGTTGATCTTCTTATAGAAGAGGTATCTGATCTAAATATTGAAATACAAGACAAACCTCTCACTAAGAAGAAGTTGCAAGAACTACAGGAGTTAGATCGTGAGCTTTCTAATAAACACAAATCCCTATCTAAAGAAGTTGCATTCTATCAAGACCATGACAACTGTCCAACCTGTAAGCAAGGGATCGAACATGAGTTTAAAGAAGGAACAATCACAAGCCACTCCGCAAAAACAGAAGAAATCGAAGCCGCACGAAAAGAACTTAATAGCAAAGGTCTAGTTATAGAGGGTAGGCTTGAAGAGATTGATGGTGTTGAAAGTGTTATCAGTGAAAAGAATATGAAGATGAGCGAGCATAGAATGGCTACTAAGATGGCTATGAGTTCATGTAAATCTATCAAGACGGATCTTCTAGGTGCTGAGAAAGATGTCACTGAAGTCGATAACAACCAAATTAAAGATCTAGAGAAAGACCTTAAGTCATATCATAACAACCAGACGGAGCTTTTTGATAGTAAAGAGACTCTTGCTGTAGTCGCTTCTATGCTAAAGGATGGTGGCATTAAGACGCAGATCATCAAGCAGTATGTGCCTGTGATGAACAAACTGATAAATAAATATCTATCAGCAATGGACTTCTTTGTACAATTTGAGTTAGACGAGAACTTTAACGAGACTATCAAGTCTAGATTTCGTGACGTATTCAGCTATTCATCTTTTTCTGAAGGCGAGAAGTTGCGTAT